TTGTAAGATATATGGCTTGTGAAAAACATGAAGAAACTAAAATGGATAAAATGACAGACGAAGATTTACTAGACCGTATTAGAATGATTATAGATAAAGACGAGCAAGAAGAACTGTCAATTATGAAAGAGTACGTAACCAAAAAGGCTTTATTAAAGTATTCTTGGAATCAATGTATAGCCGATATGGAAAAAAAGTACGGTAAAAAATCAGCACCTAAAATCTGTTCTGCTATAAAAAGCGGTACGATAAAAAGATAGGCTGAAAAACAATATTAAATTAATTATATATAACTATAAAAATCATTACTAAGATGAATAAAACTCTGGAAAAAATAAAGACTTTATTGTCAGTAGATAATAAAGAATCAAAAGAAATTAAAATGTATGCAGAAACTATACTAGAAGATGGTAGGGTAGTTGCAACGGAAGATGAAAAACTAGATATAGGGTCTGAAGTATTTGTTATTTCTGATGACGGAGAAGCGTCTCCGTTAGGAGAGGGAACGTACACGCTTCAAGATGGTAGTAAAATAAACGTAGATAAAGACAGTAAGATAGTCGACTTCGGTGCTGATGAAGAACAGGCTGAAGAAAAGGAAGAAGAAAAAGAAGAGATGGCTGAAGAAGATGAGTCACCAGCTGAAAAAGCAGACTGGGCAAAATCTTACGAAGAACTTAAAGACAGAGTAGAAGAACTTGAGAAAAGAGTTTTTGGAGAAGATAAAGATGTGGAAGTAGAGATGACTGAAGAAACTAAAGAGGACTCAGAAGATGAAAAAATCGAGATGTCTAAAGATATGGTAACTAGCTTAGTAGAAGAAGTGGAACACTTAAAATCTAAAATAGTAGAACTAGAAAAAGAACCAGGTGCTAATGGATTTAAACATAATCCTGAATCTAATTCTAAGAAAGATACTGTTAATATGTCAAAGCTTTCTACACAAGAAAGAGTTGCGTACTTTATAAATAGAAATAATAATAATTAAATTTAAATAAAATGGCGAATAAAAAATATAATTTTGCTGATACTGTAACTTCTAACTATGCTGGTGAAGCAGCAGCAGGGTATATATCAGCTGCGTTACTTTCAGGAACTACTTTAGCTGAAAATAACATTACATTCTTAAACAATGTAAAATATAAAGCGAACCTAAGAAAGATTACTATTGCTGGAACTGCTGGTAATTTGATGGCTGACGCTACTTGTGATTTTACTGATTCTGGTACACTTACTTACGCAGAAAGAGTATTAGAACCTAAAGACTTTGATATAAATATGCAACTTTGTAAAGAAGATTATTTAGCTTCTTGGGAGGGTGCAAATATGACAGCAGGATTAAATGGAACTTTACCTACAGCTTTCGGAGATTACATTATAGGACAAACAGCTGCGAGAGTTTCAGCTGAAATAGAATCTAATATTTGGGATGGTAATGGCTCTAACGATGGACAATTTGATGGCTTTAAAAAACTATTAGCTGCTGATTCTGATGTAACTGATGTTACTGCTACTACTTTGACAGCTGCTAATATAGTTGCTCAATTAGGGCTTGTTATGGACGCAATCCCAGCGGCTGTATTTGGTAAAGAAGATTTAAGAATCTTTATTCCTACATCAGCTTGGAGATTTTACATTCAATCACAAGCTACTTTAGGGTATGGCAATATCTATAATATGAACGATAAATGGGAGTATTCTTACAATGGTATTAAATTAGCTCACGCTCCTGGCTTGGCTGATGATACTATGGTAGCAGGTAGAACTTCTAATATGTTTTTCGGTTCTGACGGTTCTAACTCAGAGGTGAAACTTTTAGATATGACTAATCTTGATGGGAGTGATAATATTAGAGTTATAATGCGATTTACTTCTGGCGTTAATTACGCTTTCGGTAGTGACATGGTATTATACTCTTAATAATAATTAATGGGGAGTTGAGATATACTCCCCTTTTTATAAACAAAATAAAAAATTTTTAAAATGGCTTGTAACTTAACTCGTGGCGTCCTTGTCGATTGTAAATCGAGCGTGGGAGGCTTGAAAAAAATCTTCTTTACTAGTAGCTACTGCTCTAATATTCGTAGTGTTTGTACTTTAGGAAGTGGCGCTACAGCTGATGTTATGTCTGCTGCTGGTTTTACTAAATGGGATATAGCGGCTGATGATGGGGGTACTGATAAAACTACTGTATTTCAGTATGATTTAAGACCTAACTTATCATCAATGACTGTAAACGCAACTACTGACCCTGCTTCAGGTACTACATTCTTTGAGCAAACTTTGTCAGTAACATTACAAAAACTAACTGCTGCACAATCAAACGAAATTAAATTGATGTGCTACAACAGGAGTCAAGTATTTGTTCAAGATATGAACGATAACGTATTCTTATTAGGAATAAATAATGGTGTAGATGTTTCTGGTGGTACTATTGTAACTGGTGCTGCTAAAGGCGATATGACTGGTTTCACTATAGAACTAAGAGCAGAAGAAAAAGAACCTTTAATATGGCTACCTGCAACAGCTGGACCAGGTGATAATGCTGGTACTGCGACTGCTAAATATCCATTTGATGGACTGTCTGATGAAGCGAATTTAATCATCACTGTAGGAACATAATTAGTAATCGTTACTCAATTAAAATAGGGTTATCTACGGATAGCCCTTTTTTATTAAATAAATTTTATAATAATCAAAATAGTATAAAGTTTTTTTTACAATTAACACAAATAAAAACGATTTAACAATTTCTATATATACTATAAACACTTATAATTATGGCTTGGAAAGTAAAAGAAAAATACAGAGACTTTAAACCTGGTACAATGAATCTGGCTTATGGCGAATTACAGCCTCACCAAATAGAAAAACTAGGCGATGAAGCTAAAAAGAAGTATTTCACAAATGATACACCTAAACCAAAAAAGAAAAAAAAGGAAGTTAAAATAGAAGAGATTAAAGTAGAGACAGAATCATATAACGAATATACAGACTAAATATGTATCAACTAGAGGTAAGTGGAACGCCAGGTAAAGTAGGTTTTGTTTTGTATGAGAACTTAGCCTCTTTAGGGATTACTGATAAAAACTCGCTTGGAGTTACGAACAGGATATTACTTGAGTTTGTAGGTGAAACAACTAACTGGAAGAGAACAGTCATATCTTATGCTGGAGTAGCTTACCCAAGAACTGATAGATATTGGAATATATCGTTTGCAATTTGGGAAACTAATATTTTAAACACAGTAGACAGCGAGGCTCAAAGGATAATAGGGTCGGTGTTTTTACCTCAACCTGAGATGTATACTATTAACTTCTATTATCAAGGAAGCACTACAAACCTAGACACTAGTAATGCGACAAAGATTGATTTAACATCAAGACTGAACACGGAGAGGGTTGTGGATGACGCTTGGAATCAAGCTCCAGTTAGTAAATTTGTTGAATATACAGACAATGATTTAACACCAGGTAATAATGAAAATATGCAATACGGAATAAATTAATATGTATCAAGCTACTATAACAACGTTTACAGGAGAACCAAAGGAGAGTGATATTCACTATCAAAGAGTTAATACTTTTGAGAACTTAAATTCTTATGGTCTTAATGTAAATACTATTCACGGAAATACTGAATATATATTAGTTGAGTTTATAGGCAGAAATACAAATTTTTATAGAACAGCTAATTTTATTAGTAACACATATCCTTATGACGCTAATAGTAGATACTGGGCTTTAGATTTTGATATATTTTCAACAGGAGATAACGGTAGTACAGTTGTAGACACAAACGCCTGGAGGAGGTCAGGAAAAGTGTTTTTAAAATCTCCTGAGATTTATACGATGAACTGGTATGTAAATCCTACCTTTACGAATCTTGACGTAGCTAATTGCACGTCAATAGGTTTAACAACAGTTTTAAATTTAGAAAGAACAATAGACGACCCTTATGTCTCAGCACCTGTAATCACTTATAGTGAATATGCGACTAATGACGTAAGCCCGTCAACTAATAATACTAATGTAGAATATGGAACGCAAACAGCATAAAAATAAATCTGAAATATCGGTACTACATTTATCGGAATATAACCTACCGTCTATTGGTGAGTTTTCAAATAAGAATTACATATCTTTCGGTGAAGATAACTTATACCCTCAATACTTACTAGAACTATATAATGGTAGTAGTATTAATAGCGCTATTATAAAAGGTGCTTCAGCGATGATTTACGGTGAAGGTTTAGAAGCTACAGATAGAGAAACCAGCAACGAACATAAAGAACAGTGGTTACGTTTAAAGTCATTATTAAGACACTCACAGAAAGACCTTTTAAAGTGCCTAGCGTTTGATTTAAAGCTGTTTGGAATGTGTTATGTAAACGTAATATGGAATAAACCTAGAACTAAAATAGCAGAGATGTATCACGTTCCAGCTCAATACATAAGAAGTGGAAAGAACAATAGCTACGGGATGGTAGACACTTACTTTTATAGTGCTGATTGGTCTAACGAAAGAAAGCACAAGCCTAGAACTTATAAAGCGTTTAGTGATAGAGACAGAACAGAGGCTAGTCAAATACTATGTATTAAAGACTACTCACCTGGAAGTCATTATTATTCGCTACCAGACTATCAGGGCAGCACTTCGTGGATAAATTTAGATATGGAGATAACTCAATTTCACCTCAACAATATCAAGTCGGGCATGTTCCCCAGCCTTGCTATTTCTATGAGTAATGGAATTCCTAGTCAGGAGGAAAGAAGAAGGATAGAAAGGCAAATTAACTCAAAATTCTCGGGGTCGCAGAACGCTGGGCGTATACTTTTGACGTTCAATGATGGAAAAGATACAGCTCCTGAGATAGTACCTATTACTTCAAATGATAATAGCGAAAGTTACCAATTTTTAAGCACAGAAACTACAAGAAAAGTTCTCACAGGACATCGTTGTACCAGCCCACTCCTCTTTGGCGTTAATGGAAATTCATCTTTCGGTAATAATGCTGACGAGCTTAAAGACAGTTTTAGTTTGTATATGAATTCAGTAATCAGACCAATGCAAAACACTTTACTCGAGGGAATGAAAAGTTTGTTTTCTATAAACGAAATAGACTTAGACTTGTATTTCGTTTCATTAAAACCAGCGGACTTTATTGATGTAGAAGCGGTGTCTAAAATAGACGAATCTGAGCAAGAAAAAGAAGGTATAGATGTAGAAGAAAATGTACCTACTGCTGAAGTGGTAGAAACCCCTGAAGATACTACCGAAGAAAAAGAAGAAGAAGTTATGGAAGAACCACTTGAAAAAGAAGCCTCTTACAATGGAGCGCAAATTAGTAGTGCAATAGATATTATCGCAAAAGTTGGGGAAGGTATTCTAACAAAAGAGCAGGCTACAGTATTCTTAATACAATTCCTACAATTACCCCCTGCTGTTGCAAAAGGATTCTTTAGTGAGGGTGATAGTGCGGTAGAAAAACTTACAGAATCTATAAACCTAAAAAAAAGTAAGGGTAAAAAAGAGGATTTGTCGGAATATGCAGGGAAAGAAATACTATCAAACTTAAAAAGCACAGAGGTTGATAAGAATGAATGGTTTGAATTAGGCGAAATAGACGCACAGGACACAAGTACAGACACAGAAGAAAAGTTCCAGGCGTTTGCTAACCAGCATTTAAGTAAACATTACAAATTTGCTAGCGCTTATAAAATACCTTCTAACCCTAATAGCCCAAAGAGTGATAGTAACGCTGGATTAATAAGGGTTTTGTATAGATATTCTAGGAATTTAAAAGCCAATAGCAGAGAGTTTTGTAAACAAATGGTAGGGCTAAGTAATGCTGGTACTTTATATACAATTAACAATTTAAAACAAGCTAAAAATTTAACTGTTAATAAAGGGTTCGGTCCTAATGGTAGCTCAACGTATGACGTCCTAAAATGGAAGGGCGGGATTTACTGTCATCATTATTTTGTACGTAAATTCTACGTAAGGAAAAGAGTACCTAAAGGTACAAAAGTAACAATAGACGGAAAGACGTATAAGGGCGGTGCGTATCTTCCTAATGGTAGTTTAAATATGTTTAGAAATAGCTTTTTGCAGGAAGTTAATAGTGGCAGGTTTGCTTCAAGTTGGAGAAAAATTAAAGAACAGGAATCTAGTAGACCAGCCCCAACAATAGCTCCTATTAACACACCAACAAGAGGTAAATACAATTAAAAAAATATGGCAATACAGCATACACTTTTCATAAGCACGGACAGAATCAAGCGAGATACTTCTATCGGAGGCTCGGTTTCAGACCAGCTATTATTCCCTTATATACTAATGGCACAAGATAGGTATATATTACCTGTGCTTGGTACTGATTTATATAATAAATTAATATCAGATATTCAAGGCAGTAGTTTAGCAGGAGCATATCTAACGCTTTTACAAACTTACATCCAACCAAGCCTTGTGCAATTTAGCTACGCTACGGTACTACCGTTCCTTAGGCTTAGAATGGTAAATAATTCAATAGTCACAATGACTAGCGAGCAGGGTTCAAGTGTTTCTCATTCCGACTTAAAACCTTTAATTAATGCGAGCATGGACCATGCAGAGTTTATGAGACAAAGGTTGATAGATTATATAAGTAATAATACAAGTAGTTTCCCTGAGTATAGTTCAAACACAGGCGCTGACCTTTCACCGACCACAAACAACTACTACGCTGGTCTAAATCTTGATGTCTCACCAAGTAACGAAAGGATGGCTAACCTATTAAGAAAAGCAGGGGTAACTATTGTAGATTGTAACTAAGATTATGCTGACAAAAAAGACTAAAAAACAAATTAAGAACAACGAACAAAAACTTAAAAAGTATTTAAATGGCAAACTCCAAACTAACAGACAAGACAGCCCTCGCTGCAAACACAGCCAAAGATGATAAATTAATGATTGTCGACAAATCAGATACGAGTTCTAGCAGCGCAGGAACAAGTAAACGGATAGACGCACAGTACATTATACAAACAGACAAAATATCTTTAAATAATTCGGAGGTAATAGCTTTAGATGATGGGGGAGGTTCGGGAGAGTTTAAAGTATTAGTAGCTGCGCCTGGCTCAGGTTATATAGTCGTTCCTTTACAGGTTACAATTATCGCTACAGGAGCAGGGGGAACAGAAGGAGCTAATAAGGACCTGTATATAGGTTATGACGTTGACCAGACTTCTGCTTATGTTTATAAGCACGGTAGATTCTGTCAAGGACTAGCAAGTGGTAGTGTTAAAAGTTTTGTAGGGAATAATACTAATATAGGAGGTAATGGTTCAAACGGAGCAACAATAGATAATTTAGCTTTATCTGTTTGGTCTAGTGGAACTTTTGATGGAGGCTGGGCAATGGATATTTATATAACGTATCAAATAGTAAAAATAACGTAATGAAGATAACAGCAAAGCCAATATATTTTATATTAATAGTTCTTATTCTAGGAATAGGAACTTGTAATGCTCAATTTTTCAAGTATGCCACTTTCTATTCATCAGGAAGTATTAATACAAGTATGGTAGAAAACCAAGACTACATAGCTATAAATAAAGGCTATGAAGAAACAACTCAAATCAATCCTTATGACTAT